CGCCAGAAACCAAAACCGATCTACACCGAGCAGCCGGTCAACGACGAGCTGCAAACAGGCGATAGCCGCGACCTTGGCGGTGAGATGCGCATCCAATCACCCTGGACGATAAATGACTGGCATTAAGCTGCTTGACCTTTGCAAGTATTACAAAGGTTTGTCTTACCAGATGGCGGCCATCTCCGAGCTGGAAGAGGCGATCAACAACGCCAACCCGCACATCCTGGGCCGCGAGCAAGCGTGGTTTAAGACCTGGAGTCAGGCTGGTAAGCAGCAGGCAACCAACCCACTGCCGACGCCGTACCAGAGCCAGCGGGACAACTACCGCGATGCCTGGCGGACGTGTTTCAGCTCAAGCTGCGCCATGCTGCTGATGACGCTCAAGCCGGGTGTGATCCACTCGGACGATGAATATATCAAGACCGTGTTCACGATCGGGGACACGACCAACTCAACCGTGCAGATCAAGGCGCTGCACCACTACGGCCTTGATGCACGGTTCAAGACCAACGGCAATCGTGCCTTAGTGCAACAGCAGATCGATGCAGGCAAGCCGGTGCCAGCGGGTTTTTTGCATCACGGAAGCGCGTCCGCACCAAGCGGCGGTGGCCACTGGCTGTGCATCATTGGCTACGACAACCAGCGCGGCTCCTACATCGTTCACGATCCATGGGGGGCCATGAACGTTGCAACCGGCGAGTACGGCAGCACCTTTGGCGCAAAGCAACACTACGACTACAAGACCTTCGAGCCACGTTGGATGGTCGATGGACCCAGCTCAGGATGGTGCATCATCGCTTAGGCTGCGGTGCGCTTAATTTTTATCTGTGCTGATTCCTGACCACGAGATTCGCCGCCTGTGCCAAATGCGGCAAATGGTCACGCCTTATGTTGAGGCGCACCTGAACCCAGCATCACTGGATGTAACGCTTGGTGATCGGATCATGATTGAGGTCACCGGCACCCGTGAACTGGAGATCACCGGCATCCATAACTACAGCGAAGAGCAGCCGTATTGGATTAAGCCGGGTGAATTTTTCCTTGCTGAAACCAGGGAAATCTTCCACCTGCCTGATTACGTCGGTGCTCAGTTTGTGCTGAAGTCAAGCCGTGCCCGTGATGGTTGGGACCACGCAGAAGCTGGTTGGTGTGATCCAGGTTGGTATGGGTCACGGCTGACCATGGAGCTTAAGAACAGCAGGCGGTTAAATGCGCTGCCGATTTGGCCTGGGATGCGGATTGGGCAGATGAAATTCATCTTGGTGTCAGGCACACCAGAAAGCACATATGCCCAAACCGGCCGCTACAACTGCGATCTCGGCGTTACGGCGAGCAAGGGTTGAACCTATGGATCAACCCCGGTGCCTCTGCGGGGTCGTACAACTCAATCATTGAGTAGTTGTCAAAGCCGTTTTGCTCGGCAAAGACCGTGGCGGCGATGTGGGTCGTGAATGGACCCACTTGGATGGCATCGATCAAAAGTGCGTAATTCATTGAAATTTGATTTAACGGATCGACAATAAGCCGCGACCTGCCCCACTGGTAAGGCAGTTGCATTTCTTTACGTTTGTGCCCGTTGGCTAGCCTAGGGGCAGCGGCAACTGCCCGGTGCGGTCTTACATCTTTGAGATCGGAGCCAAGGTAGTCGTCCGTTCGGACGGCGATCCCGATGAGTTGCCAGCGGACATGTACGCACGGATCACCGAGTTCATTGAGAACGAGGAAGATCTGCTGTCGCTTGAAATCGAGCTGTTCCCCCTGCCAGACGCCAACAGTGGATCATCAGATCGATGGAACGACTCTGATTCCGAGGAAGGAGGCGAAGCGGCGATGGCGTGATGCCGTGCTGCTTCGCAGTGATTACTGTTGCGCCTACTGCAACGAGCAGCTTGGCCCCCGTAGCGCCACGCTTGACCACATTATCCCAAAGGTTATGGGTGGGTTAACCGTGCCAGAAAATTTGTGCGGTGCTTGCATCACCTGCAATGGCAGCAAAGGACACCGTGACTGGCGTGATTGGTTTCGCAGCCAAGCGTTCTACAACGTGACCCGCGAAGAAGCCATTGACTCTTGGCTTGCTCAGTAATACTGCACGTAGATCTCAGCCTGCCATAGATCGTTTGTATAGCGACAAATGGCGCCATGCTGTCCGCAGGCACGATACACAGGCTCTTCGCCAAAGCTGTGGTCTAGCAATTCAATCCAGCGTCCATCGCCCCTGTCCATTCGCTCCAGTACTGCCCTTTCCATCGTCGTAAAGCTCGCATCGAGCCGCAAACCGCCCCTTATTCTGCCGTGCCTCAGGGAACCCAAAGCTACATTTGTCACCTCTGGGCAACCAATGGATGCAAGACCAGCACTTGGCTTTTTTGTTAAGAGTTTCTTCAATTTTTTCAAATGATTCATTGTGTAAAAGTGCAACGTAATGGTATTGAGCGCGGATGTAAGCCTCCCTTACATCAGGAGTACAAAGGTCAATAATTGTTTCATCTCGGTGCGGTAGCCGAAATTTGGCGCGCCAGTTTTCGGACAGCGTGCGCCGTTCGACAATAATCCGACCGTTGTACAGGCTGATCATTCCAGTTCGCCGTAGGCCGGCTCGTGGTACATCCGTTCCAGCAGCATGGATGCTGGTTCTGGCTCGTGGTATGTCGGACCAAATTCGGCAGCAACGGCTGGGTCCGAAAAATCCCGAGCAATGTAAATGGCTTCTGTGCTGTGCTGCTTGATGACAACCAAGCTGACATTGGGACTGCTGATCAGAACACGCATTGCGCAATTCTCCAGCCAGTTGAGGAATGGTGCTTTCATGATTCAATGGTAGTAATAAGACGATCCAAATACCAGCGTGCCTTCTTCAGTGATTCTGGCCCGCCTTTATGGCGCTCACGCCAAACGTACTTGGCAATATTCCCTTTCAGGTAGCCTCTGTACTCTTCTGGCGTTAGCTGCGCTGCAATTGCGTCGATGCATTCGATGGATCCGTCGTTGTAATGCGACGGGTGGTTGACCGCGTCAGTCATCGCTGGCCAGTGACATTTCAATCTTGATGGCAGCCTGGAAGTAGCCAGCAATTTTCATGCGGGCAAATGTCGGGCCAGCATCAGCCGAATGCTTGTTGTCAATCTGACCGTACTCAAAACGAGACTCATCAAGCGAGGCAAGCGTCTCAACGTTCAATGTCCGCAAGTCTTGGTCGGACATATCCTTGAGATCATCAAGCTGGACGTTACGGCCCAGCAGGTAAGACTTAAAGAAGATTGGTGCGGGTGCTGAATTGGTCATTCCCATCCTTTCATTAGGTGAATTCGAATTGCTTCCATGCAAGCCATAGCGTGCTTTTCGGCAAGGTGGCTTTCGGTGCCACCGATTGCCTTGATGCAATCATCCAGGATCATACGCCCATCCGTGTCGCGCAAGTTGGCGCCAAGGTCAGCGCAAAACTCTTGCCACAAATTGGTGTAGGTGCCGTTTGTACGGCCACTGGCCGTATACAACGCATCAATGAAGTGGGCGCGATTCAGGTCAAGCTCGTGTGGTTTCATTTGATGATGTCAAGCAGGTTGCGGCATTCTTGCCAGGCTATCGAATTGTGGTGCAACTGGTCCATGCGGACACGAATCAAAGCCTTGACGTGTTCGCGCTCATGCTCGCGGCCAGCCTTAAACAGGCCAGAATCGCTTACCAGTGCTTGTAGACGCTGAAGAGGTTCAATCATTGGATGCTTTGGTAAAGATGTTGCATTCTCCTGCAAAGTAAAGATTTTGTGCTGGTTCGGGAAAGCCAAGAGAACATTTGCCTTTAAGCCACAGGGCACAGCATTCACAGGAATGCTTAGCAAAAGAATTTCGCCGAGGAATTTCGGGAAATAACTTTTTGTGGCCTACACCAAAACGTATTTGCTCAACAGTTTGGCGTGAAATGCCATACCGTTGAGCCATGGCTTTGTGGGTGTCAGGCGACAGAAGGATGTCGCGCACCGCTTCTGGCGGAACCTTAGTCATCGTCTGTCATCCATTCCATTTGGCTGAGATATGGCAACCACTCTTCAGTGGTTGATTCCTTGGCTTCAAGCAGCGTAGGTGCCTGTACAAATTCAAGGACTGATGCTTCTGGAATGCAAAAATAATAAGTGTTCATGGCTTGAGCACCTGTTGGCAAACGGGTTCGCTTTGAGCCGTAAGAACGGTCTGCTCGCGACCATTGCTGATACCCGCGGCATAGACCGCAAACATCAAAGCGATGACGGCAAGGCGGTTGACAAATGGATTGCTGATCATTGGATTGGATTTGATTGGATACAGGAGCGTTGCCCCGTGTGACCACACTACACCATGCACGGCGCATCTGCGATGCCTGTTAAAAATCTTCACCGTGCTTAAGCGCCGTTTTTCTTTGGATGGCAGCGTTGGCCTTGGCAAGGTTTTCCATCACGTCAGCAGCCTCAACAAAGCTTGGCTCCAGCGTGAGCCGAGTTCGCAGCACCGGCTTGTGCTGGTGGCGGTCAGACCAGCCAATGGCGTAATCAGGGACAGCTATTTCGACCGTAAACCACGCATGACCACAAGACCCACAGACCCGTTTGCGCACCACCTCATTAGGCAAATGGCCATTGGTCACGGGTGTCCTGTTGTTCTTGCTACCGCACTCGGGACAATTCATTAGGCATCATGGGGCAGTCTGCCCGTAAAAAGTGGAAGATTTTGGTCAGTGGATGATCCCCAAGGTGGCGACGGAAGATCAGCTCAAGATTGAGGTAATGGCCCGGCGTCTTGAGATCACCCAAAACGTCGGACCACTTGCAGCATCGCTTTACCGCTCTTGGAACCTTCAGCAGGCATTGCTCCAGCAAGCGACCAATGAAATCGCACGACTGGAGCTGCTACTGATGAAGCCTTAAAACAGGTCGACCTCGACAATCTCGACCACAGAGCCACCCGTTGCCTTGGCCAAGCTCTCAGCAGCGCCGGAAGCTGCCATCTTCTCCTCAATTGCCTTCATGGTCTTGTAGTCAGGTTCGAAGGCAAGACTCAGGTAGTTCTGGCCGCTGCTGGCAGCTTGCTTAGTCCAGCCACTGATCTTGACCGGAATCTCACCGCGATCATTGGCGCCGGCATTCATCACGTAGGACGCAAACGCCATGCGGTCCTCTTCTTTGATGCTGAACACGCCATCAAATGCCGGATAATTACGGCTGGGGTCGTAGCGATCCTTGAAGCGTTCTTGCAATTTCTCAGGTGTGTTTTTAAACAATGCGCCGCTGGCTTTAAAAGTCATTGGTTATCAGGTGTGATGGTGTTGGCCTTTTCGTATTGCTCCACCTCGGCCAGGGGATAGAGCACGCGACCGTTGATCTTGGTAAAGGCAGGGCCAGTATTACTGGACCGCCACCTGATCAACGTCTGGCGGTGGAGGTGCCACCGCTCAGCCAGTTGCAAATCAGTAAAAAATTCAGAAGAGGTCATCAGGCTCGGTTTCAATAACTGGTGCAGACTGTACCTTGGCGTTGAGATCGTCAACATTGGCAGAAACCTTAACGGTTTGCACGTCAATCACCTCCTCCTGGGTCTGAAGACCCACCAGCAGGTCGCCAGCAAAGAGGCGGCCCCAAAATGCTGCGCTTCTGTACCTGATCATCAGCTCCGGCATGGTCAGCCATTTGCTGCCTGCCTTGGTGGCCCATCCTTCCTTTTTGGCCATCGCCATCGTGATGGTTGGGCCCTTCAGCTCTTGATCTGTCTTGATGTCAGTAGCCACGGCGTAGCAAGCAAGGCTGTCACCTTCGCCGCTGATCTCAAACCGCAGCGGCGTGAACCGGCCGCAGCCGTTGACCATGGCAATAATAAAAGCGCTGCTCCAGCTGGGGCGGCCATGGATGATGTGCAAATGCTGCATACACAGGAAAGGCGAAATGCCCATCCGGTTTGCAATCTCAAGCGCCACCAAACAGTTGGCAAAACCCTGCTGCCCCTGGAACTGGGGCGGGATTAATGTTGAGCTAGCCAATGCCTTCGCAATGCGTTGGGCATCTTCAAAAGCTTGGATGCCAGAGAAGACTGAGTTGCTGGTCGTTGTAATTGCTGTGTTTTCCATTAGTAAGTTTCAATTTCAGTTGGTGTAGGCATAGTCCCATCAGCCTTAGGTCGCATCCAGGGTGGAAGGTTAATGACCTCCACTTGATCGCTGTACCCAGGCCAATAGTCAGCAGCCTTGCAAATGTTGAGTTTGTCAAGATCTGCGCGAGCAGTCTGGCCGCCGATCTCAACCATTTGCAGGTCTGCAACGTACACCGCGCAGGCATACGGTGGCTTTTTCTCAACGGCAATAAAAATAAATTGCTCCGGGCGTTTGCCCGTTGCTTTTTCAATGCCGTCCAAATACCACGCAGCCTGTACGTGGTAACGCCACTTGGCGATCGACTGCTGAAATGCCTTGGGACTGGCATCCTCGGTGGTTTTGAGATCCACGATCATGCTGCCGTCATTTAGCAGCCAATCGGGGCGGCACTTGCATTGCAGGCCGCTAATCTCGTCATGCCACATGTGCGTCGTCTCTGCCTTACCGGGTAAGCCGAGCAGATAAGCCGCAGCCGGGTGACTGAGCACTGATCGCCCAATCCGCATCACAAGATCTGCATCCTCACGGCTGATAACCGTGCGGGTGCCAATGGCCGTTTGGAATACCTCCCACTCAGCCTTGCCAACCTTGGTGCGCCTGTCAATTCCGGCGGGCGCCACAACGTATTGCGCGTCCCATTGGTCCAGTTCTAAGACGTGCGTATGCACAGCAGATCCGATGGCCATTGCAGCGGTAGGCTCCTGCGGCACACGGTTGGGATCCAAGTAGCGTGCCCAATAATGCAGCGGACTTTTGGCCACTAGGTCAAGGTGGCTTTTGCTGACGGCTGCGTGGGCGTGGTAGGCCGCGTTGTCCATAGCGGGTTGCGGAAGACCTGCCGATCCTATACCATCAGCACACCTATTGCAACCTCATGCAACTCACCCATCAAGATCTTTACGTGCCGGCCCAGGCTGGAATTCTTCGCCAGATCAGCGCTTTGGCCCGTAAAAGACACGAGCCACACGGTTCCCCAACAATTGAGCTTTGGGGCGTTGCCATCGAAAGCTGCATCGCTGAATACCTCGTTGCTCAATCTCTTGACCTTTCATGGCGTCCGTTTGTTGCAAACCCTGGAGAGCTGCTAGCGGACGTTGGCAATTCTTTACAAGTTCGCCAAACAAATCATTTAAATGGTTCATTAATTATTTATACAAAAGATCCGGTAAATCATGATTACGTTTTGGTTGTTGGCTCAATGCTTGAGCAGCGAATTGTTGGCTGGATAGAAGGCAAGAACGGAAAGCAAGACAAGTATTGGCGCACTGACGTGCGTAAAGCTTCGTACTGGGTTCCCCAGTCAGATCTTCATTTAATTTCTAAATTAATCAAATGACAAAACTTCGTCTGTATCAACAGGAGGCGGCTTGCGATCTCGTCGCCATCCTCAACAAGCAGCGCATCGCCTACCTTCGCGGTGAGGTCCGCACCGGCAAAACCTTTACAGCACTTGAAACTGCCCGCCGGCTGGGCGTGCTTAATTGCCTCATTGTTACTAAAAAGAAGGCCATTGCCTCAATTGAGGCAGATCGTGACGCCCTTGGCTTGACCTCCAAAGTCGAGGTGACCAACTACGAGCAGGTGCCCAAACGTGCTGGTCGCCACTACGACCTTCTCATCATTGACGAGGCGCACAGTGTCGGTGCCTATCCCAAACCCTCCAAACGCTGGCATGACCTGCAATCCATTCATTTCAAATACCTGCTCCTGATGTCCGGTACTCCATCGCCGGAGTCCTACAGCCAGCTCTACCACCAATTCGCCCTAGGCCCTACGCGTTGGTCCGGCTACCGCAATTTCTACGACTGGGCAAAGGCCGGATACGTCTCTATTGGCACCAAATACGTCGGCACCGGCCAGCAGGTCAACGACTACAGCAAAGCTGACGAGGCTCGCATCATGGCCGATATCCAGCCGTTAACCGTCACCATCACCCAACAGCAGGCAGGTTTTACCACCCAAATCGAAGAGCAGGTGCATCAGGTCCAGATGAAGCCGCGCACCTACCGTCTGGCCCGCCGCATCATGAAAGATGGCGTGATCGGTCGCCCGGACTGCCGCAGCGTCCTGGCTGACACCGGAGCAAAAGCCATGTCAAAGCTCCGCCAGATCTACTCCGGCACCGTCATCACCGAGGCGCATGGCGCTGTCATCTTTGACCGCTCCAAGGCCCATTACATCCGTGACCACTTTGCTGGCCGCAAGCTGGCCATCCTTTACTGCTTCAACGCAGAAGGCGACATGCTCCGTAAGGTCTTTGCTAACACCTGCACCGATAGTCCCGAAACCTTTAACGCCGACCCCCAAGCCACTTACATCGGCCAAGTGCAAGCATCCCGCGAAGGCGTCAACCTATCCACCGCCGATGACCTTATCTTCATTGGTATCGACTACAGCGCCCTGTCCTACCTCCAAGGTCGGGACCGTGCCAGTTACCTTGGCCGTGATCGCGCAAACCGTGTCCATTTCATCTTTGCCGCACGCGGCATTGAGCCACGGGTCTACGCTCAGGTTCGCGACAAGCAGAATTACACCACTGCGCACTATGCGGCAGACCGAGGCATCCTTTCAAAAGAAGCTGATCAAGCAGTACGAAGCTGATGGCTGGTACGTCTTGAAAGTTATCCAATGCAACAAACCCGGCTGGCCGGATCTGATGCTGTTAAAACCAGATGAGCTAAGGCTTGTCGAAGTCAAAGCCGCAGACGGTCGCGTCTCATCCATCCAGGCATACCGCCACGCAGAGCTGCAAATGCTCGGCTTCAACGTAGAAATCATCAAACCATGAGCCTTATCGAACAACTGCACACCCTGCCGTCCGAGTGGGGTTACGTTGCAGTCGGCCACAGCAAACGTCCATACCAAGCCAAATGGCAGGACAATCCGCTTAACCAAGATCAGCTCACAACTGAGATCAAAGCTGGACGTGCCCACGCCATTGGTGTCATAGCAGGCCCCCAATCCGGCGGCCTTCTCTTTGTCGATCATGACGGCATCTCGGCTGGTGAAGTACTTGAATCAATCGGTGCTCCAAGCCGTGATTTACCCAAATCTTGGGCCGTCACCTCGGGCCGTAATGGCCGCTTTCAAATCATCTACAAAGTCCCAGTCCAATATTGGGACCAGATCAAGACACGCAAGATTAAGTCTGGTAAGTACGACGAAGACGGCAACGTCGAGCAGCTTGAACTTCGCTGGACCGGTTGCCAATCCGTCGTAGCAGGTAGCCATCCAATGACCGGCGGCTACCGCTGGCTTAAAGGTCGAGCACCTGCTGACCTGCCATTGGCTGAAGCGCCAGTTGCATTGATCGAGCAAATGCTCCAAAAGGCGCCAGAACCAGTGCAACCGCTGATCCCACCAGCTCCCCGCAGGAAGGAACGCACCGATAGCGAATGGGCACGTATCTGGCTTGATGCGCTTAACCCATCACGAGCCTCCGATTACGACGAATGGATAGCCGTTGGAATGGCTCTTCAATCCGTTGGCGATAACTCTCTACTCACCGACTGGGACCGATGGTCTGCTCAATCTGCCAAATACGAGCCAGGATCGTGCGACGAAAAGTGGCGCACCTTTGAACCGGGCGATGGCTACAGCATCAAGGCGCTTTGCAACATGGCTAAGCAAGACGGCTGGCGGGCAAAAGAAAAGCTCAGCCGGACAAAGCCAACTGAGCCAGGGATCCTTTCATCCGACACCAAATTAGCCAAAAAAGACAAAGACGACGACGAATACAAAGTTGAAAAGCTGGAGGCCAACAAACTCTTAGACATCCTGCGGCCACAAGGGACCGATGAATCAAAATTTCGTTACAACATTTTTACCCAGCAGATTGAAATACAGGGTAAGGTGGCCAAAAATATTGAGCATTTTTATCTTGAATTATCGGAAAAGGGATGGAAAGTTGGAAAAGAAGTTGCCCTAGATTGCGTTGTAAAAGTTGCTCATGAGCACTCATATGATCCTGTTCGGTTATACCTTGAGCACGTTGAAGCGCAAGTACCTCCAACTTGCATTGATCGCATCGCATCCACTTATTTGCGGCCAGAAGATGGCACTTTAAGGGAACCCACTCTTTACGACCACATGATCAAGCGGACGCTAATTGCAGCTGTTCGACGTATTTTTGAGCCCGGCTGCAAACACGACCACGCATGCGTGCTCATGGGCGATCAAGGTGCCCGCAAGTCATCATTTTGGTCTGCTATCGGCGGACCTTTCTTTTCCGATGCGCTAAGAAGCATTAAGTCGAAAGATGATTTAATGGTTTTGCATAGCTCATGGATTATGGAGTGGGCCGAAATTGATCACATTGTAGGCAAACAACATGCTGGTGAAATTAAAAGTTTTCTCTCTCAATCCACCGATAAGTTTCGCGTGCCCTATGGCAAGGCTACTGAAGCTTTTCCGCGTCGCGGAATCATCGTTGGTTCAACCAACCGCGACAACGGTTTCCTCGTCGATGACACTGGCAACCGCCGCTTCTGGGTCATACCCGTCACATGCACGCTTCAGAGGCCCATAGACGTGCCCAACCTCATGATTGAGCGCGATTCCATCTGGGCCGCGGCCATGGCCGCCTACAGGGCCGGAGAGACCTCAATCCTGACGACCAGCCAGGAGGTACAGGTCCAAAACGAGAACACTTCATACCTCGTCGAGTCTCCTTGGGTTGCCCCCATTGATGCCTGGCTACGCGCACCCCACAACCGCGCCAAAACCATCACGACCGGCCTTCTCCTGGCCGAAGCAATCCAGAAACCGATCGAGCGTCAAACCCGTTCAGACCAGATGCAGGTCGGCAGCATCCTCCGCGACCTCGGTTACGCCAAAAAACGCACCACGGTCGATGGCTGCCAGAAATGGGTTTTCTTCCAACCTCGGTAAAGCAGGTTGGCAAGCCAAAAAGCCAGTCGTGCAAAGGCGTTTTCTATCCTTTCTAACCATCTAACCTATATATATAAGTAGTAGTAGTAAGTAGTAGTAGGGGTATAGGGGGTACGTACAGGGGGGTGTGGGTGCCTCCTAAGGGAAAGGTAGGCATGGTTGGAGGTTGGAAAGGGCCTAGACGGCCTCCTCCTGGCCGATCCAGTCCTTCAGCTCACGCACGTACCCCCGGAGCGTTGCCGCTTGGCTGAGGTGCTTCTGGTCGCCAGTAGCGAGGTGAAACGCCACGTGACGGTCCACGGCATTCAGGCATTCCTTGATCAACGGGTTCCACGGTTCCCGCACCGGCGTATTCCACTCGCGCTTGCTCACGGCTCCAAGAGTCGTAATGGTGTCGGCCTTAGCCTAAGAAATATTGAGCTACGCGCCAGATGGCTGAGTTTGCAATTGAGTTCAATCCAGAACAAATGATTGGCAAACTGAATGACCTGCAAAAGCTTGTCATTCCAAAGGCTGCTGAGATGGCGCTAAACGAAACTGCGTTTGCCATTCGTGAACACATGAAGAAAACCACCATGGAAGTTTTTGATCGTCCTGTGCCGCTCACGGTTAACAGCACGTTGTACAAGAAAGCTTCAGGTGACCAGCAGCAATTGCAGGCCACAATTTTTATCCGTGATGACGTGCCAAAAGGTAACGCACCATCCCGCTATTTGAATTCACAAATCAACGGTGGTTTGGCGTACAGAACGCGCTTTGCTAAGAAGCTTGGAAATATGGCAGACCCTGATGAATCTGGTGGCAATGCACCGATCTTGGCGCCTAACCGCGTAATGGTTCCCGCAATCGGGTCCAAGAATGTCAGGTTAAATCAATACGGCAACATGTCCCCCGGTCAGTTCACGCAGATTATTGCTGCGTTGGAGAACTCAAGCTCCGCTGGTGGGGGCAGCTGGCAGGGCAAGGGCGGTGTGAACTATGTGTATTTCAACCAAACAATGGTTGATGAGAAGAGGCTGCGCAACACCAAGCCAGGCATTTTCAGGTTGAAAGGGCGTGAGCTGAGCAGGGTGATGACCGAGATTCCCACGCCTACAAACACGGGTAAGTTCAAATTCTTTGATATTGGCCGGCAGATTGCTGAGACTGAATTTCCAAAACGATTTTTTCAGCGAATTATTTTGTGACTCAGTTCTTGCGAGGTATCGGTTTAAGGGCCGCAGTTCCTGCAAGGGTTCGGTTTAAGGAGTGCCTAGTTCTTGCGGGGTACCGGTTTAAAGGCGGTTTAAGGGTTTTGCCTTAGATGCATGTACTATCTGTAGTACAAATACACGCTAGTACACTTGGGCCATAGTACAGACAAACGGGGAGTTTGCGTGTACTACTGCCCCTAATCAACATTTCTTAATATTAAATAAACTGATTAAAAGCATAACAAATATTTATATTTCAAAATACAACAATTGTCCCCGCTTGTGCCTCCAACTTGATATAATTATTTCAAGTCGCAACTTGCGGCCCTAAATCTAATCAAATGAACATCACCGAAAAGAACACCAAGGCCGAGATTGTTTCCGCTTCGTGTGAAATTATCGACAGCCAAGCAGACATCATCAATCAGCTCCAAGAGCGTCAGCTCGTACTTTGGTCCCTGGTTGGCGTGCTAGCCGTGCTCCTCGCCTTCGGCGCTTAGGTTACGAATTGTGACAATCCCCCACACTCTCCATGGTGTGGGGTTATTCTTGTTTCAGCGGGAGAGGTCCCGTTTTATCCCATCGAATGTTTCAAAATGTTCCAACATCTTTCGCGCCTGCTCGATCTCAACCTCAAGCAGAGCACCAGGGCAGACGGGTCACAATTCTTCGCACTTCACGAAGACGCCCCAGATTGGATGCGCCAGGCCCTGTTCGCTTGTCACCAGGACGAGCACCCCAATGATTGGCGGTATTCAACCGTTAAGAGGCTGGCGGAAGACCTCAGCCAATACGCCTACGCAGAGGAAGCCAGGGAGCACACGGGGGACACGGCGGACAATCTGAACGTCGTGTCACACCACCAGCTCTTTACCTGGTATGCAGACTGCCCCAGCAGGGCCTCCTACGTTGACCAGTACAGAAGCGACTTCGGCGCTGAAGCATCAGAAGATGTGATGTCCGATCTTTCTCTTGGCCACTGGTACGCGATCGAGCAAATGCTGGGAATCCTGATCAATCACATCGAGGACCAAGTAGAAGCCTGAGCCTAACAGTCTCGCTGCTTGCACAACCTACTCCGCCTATTGGTGGGGTATTTTTTTGTGCCTTTATATTGAGAATCAATTGCAATGCTATCGAGACGCAATTGCGGGTCCTTACTGACACCTACGGTGCAGGTAATTTCGAACCCCCTTACAAAATTAGCGTCAGGCGCATACGAGTCTCAACAAGAGACGCAATTGAGACTCATTTAAGACCAAAAAATCAAAAGCTGACCATTGTATGCCAAAAAACACCTATGTGGTGTTATTTGCCATAAAAGCAGGCTAAATTGAACAGATGGAGCCTGTTTCAACTAAAGAGCTGTCCCAGACGCTTGGGATCACCATCGGCCGCATCTCTCAGCTCAAGACAGAAGGCCGTTTTGCAGGATGTTTCACGGTTGAGCGCAACCGCATCCTTTGGGATGAGGAGAAGGCTGTGGATGCCTACAAGAATGCCAACCCCAGCACAGTTACGTCACCAGAGCGGCTGGCCACCTCTGCCCTGGACATCCCAACCTTTAACGAAAGCAAGGCCAAGTCCGAGCACTTTCGTGCCGAGCTGGCACGGCTTGAGCTTGAGACAAAGGAGGAGCAGCTGGTCGAAGCCAGCCGCGTGGAGCGCGAAGCGTTTACGGTGGCCCGCAGCGTCCGTGATGCCTTGAACACCATTCCAGATCGGGTATCCAACCAGTTGGCTGCCGAAAGCGATCCGGTGATCATCCACAAAAACCTGAGCGAAGAGATCCGCAAGGCGCTGGAGAGGTTGACTGATGCGTGATGGCGCACGGATCTACAAGCAGGCTTTTCTTAATGGCTTGAAGCCTGACCCTGACCTGACCGTGAGCGAATGGTCGGACTTGTACAGGATGCTGTCCAACAAGGCATCAGCGGAACCCGGGCCGTGGCGCACCGATCGCACGCCTTACCTGCGGGAAATCATGGACTGCATGTCTGCTAACAACACCACGCAGAAGGTGGTGTTCATGGCTGGTGCGCAGTTGGGCAAGACCGAGGCAATCAACAACGTGGTGGGGTACATGATTGCCCACGCACCTGGACCGGCGTTATTTGTGCAACCCACGATTGAGATGGCCAAGCGTCTCAGCAAACAGCGCTTGGACTCATTGATTCATGAGACGCCATGCCTTGCAGATAAGATCGCGCCAGCCAGGAGTCGAGATAGTGGGAACACAATGTTCAGCAAGGAATTCCCAGGGGGGATCCTGCTTCTTACTGGTGCAAACAGCGCCACTGGTCTTCGCTCTGCTCCTTGCCGGTGGGTATTGCTGGATGAGGTGGACGCTTTCCCGTCCGACGTTGATGGCGAAGGAGACCCTTGTGCATTGGCTGAACGTCGTGCATCCACTTTCAGTCGGCGAAAGATCATCCTGACTTCAACGCCAACTGTCAAAGACATGTCTCGGATTGAGACTGAGTATTTAGCTAGCGACCAGCGCCGCTTTTTTGTGCCGTGCCCACATTGTGACCACAAGCAGTGGTTGCAATGGAAGAATTTGCAATGGCGCGATGGGGATCCAAAAACCACGGCTTACGTGTGCGAGAGCTGTGGCGCTCACATCCCCGAGCACTTCAAGTCGGAGATGCTACGCAAGGGTGAATGGCGGGCAACTGCGACGAGTGAAGACCCGCGTACCGTTGGGTTTCACCTGTCCTCGCTGTACTCCCCACTTGGTTGGAAGAGCTGGGAGGAGATTGTCATTGAGTTTTTGCGTAGCAAGAATGATGCGCCGCTGCTCAAAACTTTTGTCAACACCGTGCTTGGCGAGACGTGGGAGGAAGAAGTCGGGGCAAAGCTTGGCGCCGAAGGCTTGGCGGAGCGTGCCGAGTTCTACCCGGCCAGTGAAATCCCGCGGGATGCGTCGATCGTCACGGCTGGCGTTGACGTGCAGGACAACCGCGTGGCTGTTGGCATTTACGCATGGGGCGCTGGTGAGGAGTGCTGGCTGATCAGCCATGGGGAGGTTTACGGCGATCCAGCAAGTGGCAAGTTGTGGGAGCAAGTTGATGACCTCGTACTAAGGGACTATCCAAGGGAAGGTGGTGGGTCTACGCGCATTTCGGCTGTTGGCATTGACTCTGGGGGTCACTTCACCTCAGAGGTTTACGCTTACGCCCGCAGCCGTCGCGGTGATGGTGTGTTTGCTTTGAAGGGGCAGTCGGTCCGTAACAAACCGCCGATTGGAAAACCTTCCAAGGTGGATATTAACTACAAGGGAAAAGTGCTTAAAAATTCAGCCGAGGTGTTTCCGGTCGGTAGCGACACGATCAAAACAACGCTGTTTGGCCGGATGAAGCACAACGAGCCGGGGCCTGGGTACATTCACTTTCATGCCGAGGCTGGTCTGGAGTACTTCAAGCAATTGACGGCTGAACGGCAGGTGGTGCGGTACGTCAAGGGATTTGCTATTCGCGAATGGAAGAAAAAGGCAGGTGACCGCAACGAAGCGTTGGACTGTTTTGTGTATTCGTTTGCGGCGCTGAATTATTTATACATGCGATTCAACCGGGCCACAATATTTGAGCAATTTGCGCGTAAGCTGGGCGCTGAGCCTGTCAAGGCTAAAAAGACAGAGCCAATGCCGATAGAATCTCCCTATCGGCCGCAACGACAGCGTAAGGCCCGCGCCTCTTCATCATTCGTAACAAACTGGTGACCATTCTTGTTCCAGAACTGATTTACGCCGGGGACACGGTTGTTTTTGACGTGCCCGAGTTTACGGATGCAATTGGCACCACCATTTCCAGTGGCACCTATACGTTGAAGTGGTACGCCAGAACCAATACTGCATCTGAAGGCACCACCATTACTGCTGCCGCCGAAAGCACAGGCTGGCGGGTAACGGTGCCAGCCGCCACAACATTGGCCTTTGATGCTGGCTTGTGGACGTGGCAGGCAATTGCGTCCTATTCCACAGTGCAATACACCGCAGGCCGCGGTCAGTTCACCGTCAAAGCAAGCGCGGCTTACACCGGCACACCGGGTGCGTTTGATGATCGCTCCCGCGCTGAAATCGATCTTGGCTTTGTGGAGGCCGCCATCCGCACCTTGGCGCAGGGTGGCGCGGTACAGGAGTACACGATCGGCAACCGCAACCTCAAGCGTTACAAGATGCCTGAGCTGTTGCAATTGCGTGATGTGCTTAAAGCTGAAGTTGACAGGGAGCGAAGAGCTGAAAAGATTAGGCAGGGACTCGGCAACCCTGGCGTCGCTCGCGTGAGGTTCACCTAATGGCTTTCTTTGGTTTCGGTCGCGTCTCGAGCGTCCAAAAGGATCTACGCAAGGCGCAAGAGCGCAACGCAAATCTCAAGCGGGCATATGCAGCTGTTGCAAGCAATCGACTCACATCTGATTGGATCAGTCTTGGCACAAGTGCCGACAGTGAAATCAAAAATAGCCTCAGGCTGCTTCGAAATCGCGCTCGCCAGTTGGTTCGTGATTCTGACTTTGCCAAGGCGGCGTTGAGAGCAGTTCGCAACAACGTGGTTGGCACGGGCATTAAGCACCAAGCGCAGGTGCAATTCCAGCGTGGCGGTAAGCTTGATGATCGGATCAACCGGTTGATTGAAAAGGCATGGGATGAATGGACCTGTGCAGACACCTGTCACGTTGCTGGCCAATTGAGCTGGCAAGACATTCAGCGGTTGTCGATCACATCAATGATTGAATCAGGCGAAGTTTTTATTCGTCTGGTCAACCAAACATTTGGCGACAGCAAGGTTCCGCTTGGCCTTGAGGTGCTTGAGGCTGATCTGCTTGATGACGATTACACCGGCGTCGAGGCTAACGGCAACCGCGTTCGCATGGGCGTTGAGATTGATGAGTGGGGCCGTCCAGTTGCCTATCACTTCCTGCGCACGCACCCTGGTGACTACCAATTCACCGGCACTGCTGCTGTTGCCAAAAGGCGCCAGCGCATTTCTGCCAAGGATGTCATCCACTTGTATTCCATCGAGCGCCCCGGCCAGACGCGTGGCGTCACAGGATTTGCCTCCGCAATCATGCGGCTCCGCAACTTAAGCGGATACGAGGAGGCCGAGATTGTGGCTGCACGGGCGTCTTCAGCAATGATGGCGTTTGTGCGCACGCCAGATCAGGAGCTGTTTGAGGACGGCAAGTTTCAAGATGATTCGGTCCTTGATTTTTCGCCTGGTTCAATCCGCCGGTTGGCACCTGGCGAAGAGATGCAATTCTTCTCGCCCAACCGCCCAGACGATGCGTTTACGCCTTTTGTGGCGCAGATGTTGCGCGCAGTCGCTTCCGGTGTTGGCTGCTCCTATACCCAAGTCAGTTCTGACTTCAGCAAGAGCAATTACAGCTCTTCACGGCTTGAGCTGCTGGAAACGCGGACGCATTACAAAACTTTGCAGCAGTATTTGGTTGAAGCATTGTGTGAGCGGGTCTACGAGCGTTGGTTGGAAATGGCTGTTATGGCAGGCGTTTTGAACTTGCCTGGCTACGAAATCGACCCTGAGCGCTATGAGGAGTCCAAGTGGATTCCCCCTGCCGCTCAATTTGTGGATCCACAGAAAGAAGCTGATGCTTACAAGTCATTGATCCGTAATGGCATTATGACTCTTTCGCAAGTCATCGCCTTGCATGGCGGTGATTTTGAGGAGCAAATGCGTCAGCGGGCGCATGAACTGGCGTTGGCCGATGAGCTTGGCATTGTGCTTGACAGTGATCCCAGTCAGGTCAGTGGATCTGGTATACAACAGCCGCAAATGGTGGAAGATACCGCCGAACCCGATAATCTGGAAGAAGATGAGGTTGAGGAACTGGATTCGTGAGCAGGTATTTTCGAGAGCTTGCCAAACGCGCAAAGGTAGGCGATAGCGAAATCAACCTGATGCCAACTGAAGGCATGAGGACTGAAGCGCAGCGCTACAAAGATTGGAAAGCGGACGGCAAAGCAGGCGGCACGGACGTTGCCGCTAGTCGGGCCAACCAGATCTTGTCTGGCGAAGAGTTGTCGCCTGCCGTTGCAATCGAAATGAACGCATGGTTTGCTCGCCACGAGGTTGACAAAAAAGGCAAAGGGTTTACTCCTGGTGATAACTACCCGTCTCCTGGTCGGGTAGCATGGGCGGCATGGGGCGGAGACGCCGGACAATCGTGGAGCGCCATGAAATCATCTGCCATTAAAAAAGCACAGGAGCGATCCATGGAACCAATCATTGAAGGTCGTCCCTATCCAAATGAGCACGCCGCTCGTTTGAAAGAACCGGGGCAGTACGACTCGATTCGTCGCGTAAACAATGAAGGCGGCGAAGGTGTTGATTTTATTTACGGCATTAAAGATGGCACGTCTGAAATCCAAGCCATTCGTTTTGACGCAGATCGGTTTTCTCCTGCCGAAGCGCGCAAATGGTTGACTGACCATGATTTTAATGCGATTAGTTTTGAAGCTGCAACCATTGAACGCTCCGAAGAAGAAATGCGCAAAATTGAAGGCGAATCGTTTCAGCGTGCGCTGGTAACTGATTTTCGTGCTGCTGGCGAAGAGCGCACCATTGAGTTTCCTTTTGCCTCTGAGGCTCCTGTTGAGCGTTATTTCGGCATGGAAGTACTGAGCATGGATGAGAGCGCCATGGACCTCAGCCGCCTGAACGATGGCGCCCCGCTGCTGTTCCAACATGATCCTGATCGGATCGTTGGCGTTGTCGAGCGTGCCTACATCAAAGACAAGCGCGGCTATGCCAAGGTCAAGATGGCCAACAACGACCTTGGCCGTGAAATGCAGGAATTGATCAAAGACGGCATTCTCCGCAATGTCAGCTTTGGTTACAGGATTAACTCGATGGAAACAGACAACAACACTGACCCAATCACGTACCGCGCTACGTCATACCAACCGTTTGAAATCTCGCTGGTGACCGTGCCTGCTGATCAATCAGTAGGCATAGGTCGAACTCTTACTATTAGTGAGAGTTCAACTACGGCCTCAGCCGTGACCAATTCACCTCTCTCGGAGTCAAAACCCGTGGAACCCACCTTCGACATGGAGGCGATCCGCGCTGAGGCCGCACAGGCCAAGGCAAAGGAGCTTTCCGAAATGATTGCCCTAGGCAATCGCACCAACAACAGCGACATGGCCCAAGAATTCATCACGAATTCTCGTGGTCTTGATGAGCTGCGCACTGCACTTCTTGAAAAAATGAGCACTCCCGCCCAGCCTGTGGACACCACAGTCGCCGACATCGGCCTTTCCAAAGAGGAGACCCGGTCTTTCTCTTTCCTTCGCGCCATTAACTACCTGGCCAACCCTGCTGATCGCCAAGCGCGTGAAGCTGCTGGCTTTGAAATTGAAGCTTCCGAAGCTGCTGCCGCCAAGCTTGGCCGTCAAAGCCGTGGCATCACGATCCCCCAGGAAGTGCTTCGCCGCGACCTGAGCGTTGGCGTAGCTACCGCCGGTGGTAACGTCGTCGCCACCGAGCTGGATTCCGCTTCCTTTATTGACCTGCTGCGCAACGCTTCCGCCCTTGATCAGGCTGGCGCTACCGTGCTGACCGGTCTGGTTGGCAACGTTGCAATTCCGCGTCAGTCGGGCGCTGGGACCGGCTACTGGGTGTCGGAGGCAGGTGCTCCTACTGAGAGCCAGCAGACCGTGGATCAGGTCAGCATGACCCCCAAGACGGTTGCTGCTTTCACTGATTACAGCCGCCGCTTGATGCTTCAGTCTTCGATTGACATCGAGAACATGGTTCGCCGTGATCTTGCTGCCGTCCTTGGTTTGAAGATTGACGCCGCTGGTCTTTATGGCACTGGTTCCAACAGTGAGCCTTTGGGTCTGAAGAACACCACCGGAATCGGCACTGAAGACTTCGCCGCTGATGCTCCCACTTTTGCAGAAGTGGTTGCCATGGAATCCGACGTGGCTACTGCCAACGCCTTGCTGGGTTCACCTGTTTATCTGATGAACGCTGCAATGCGCGGCAATCTGAAGACCACCAAGAAGGATGCCGGCTCCGGCATCTTCCTGATGGAAGGCGGTGAAGTCAACGGCTATCGCGGTGTGCTGTCCAATCAAGTTGCTTCTGGCGATCTTTGGTTTGGCAATTTTGCAGACCTGTTGATTGGCTACTGGTCTGGCTTGGACATCATGGTGGACCCTTACACCAACAGCACCAGCGGCACCGTTCGCGTGGTTGCAATGCAGGACGTTGACGTAGCCATTCGTCATCCTGAATCCTTCAGCCGCGGCAACAACACTCTCTGATCATGAAGATTCGCATCCTTAGGCAAACAATCGCCGGCGGTTGCGTGGTTCGTATGGGGGATGTCATTGAGGCATCCCCTGACGACGCCAGACTTCTGATTGGTATTGGTAAGGCTGAACAAGTTATTCAGGCTCCGGTTGAAGAGCCAATTAAGACCACACCTACACCTTCCAAACGGAGGAAACCACAATGACCGTCCATAACCTTGGGACCAAGACAACCCAAATTGCTCTGTTCCCTACTGCCGTTGGTGCTTCTACCACCACTGGTAGCGCCATTGACATGCAAGGCTACGAAGGCGACATGGTCGTTCTTCTTGACGCTGCTGCAGGTGGCGCCAGCATCACCTTTGCTGTCAAGCTGACCAGCTCTGACACTTCTGGTGGTACCTACACCGACGTCACTGGCGGTGGTTTTACAACCACAACCGCCAACACTGCTTCCCGCCAGAAGCTGTATGTCAATGTCACCGACATTAAGCGTTTCGTCAAAGTCTCGCTGACTGTTGCTGGTGGTACTGGCACCGGTGCTCTGTCTGTTCAAGGCCTGGCTTCTGCCAAGTACGGCTAATTGCCATGGCGTTGACTGAAGATCTAGGAATGTTCCTTGCTGATTTTGGCGTCACCTGCGTGGCTGGCGCCGTAACAGCAAACGGAATTCTGGACACCCCCAGCCAGGTAATCAGCGATGGGATGGTCTTAACGACTGACTACACGCTAACCGTTAGATCTTCAGATTTTGGCAGTCTCGTTCGCGGTGGCTCGATCACTGTGGGCGGGACTGCTTTTACTGTTCGGGAGACAATGCTGATTGACGACGGAGCTTTTGTTCAAATTGCGTTACAAAAAACATGAGCGACGTAATAAATACCAACAGCCGTGAAAATTGGGCAACAATTAATCCAACCCTTGCCAGGGGTGAGGTTGGTTATGAATTGGAGCTTGGCAATTTAAAAATTGGCGACGGACGCAAACCTTGGAACAGTTTGCCCTATCACGGTTCGCCTGGGCACTGGGGATCGTTTTATGACACAACTTCCCAGACTGCGACTGCAAACACACCTACGCCAATCAAGCTGCGGTCAACTGATTCCTTAAGTCGTGGCGTTCGAATTGAATCGGAATCAAGGATGACATTTGAACGCACAGGCATTTACAGTATTATTTATTCAATTCAATTTAGCAATACAGGATCCAGTATTCATGATGCAGACGTGTGGTTGCGAAAAAACGGCGGCGGCACTGCTGGCAATTTGGCAAATACTGATACACGTTTTAGCGTTATTTCCAGCCATGGCGGCATTGAAGGCAATATTGTTGGCACCGTAAATTACGTTTTGCGTGTTGAGGCCAACGATTACTTGGAATTGATCTGGGCAACTACAAGCGCCGAAGCATATATTCACGCAGAAGGTGTTCAAACAAGTCCCTTTGCCCATCCAGCCATTCCAGGCATTATTTGCACAGCCACTCAAGTCGCTTCCGCATAGCCATGGCTGATACTCGCCGCGAATTGATCCTGAGCCGCATCAAGACCAACCTTGACGCAATCGCCGGTGCAACGGTCTACCGCAGCCGGGTAGAGCCGTTGTCGCGTTCAGAAGTGCCTGCCGTCATTGTCGAACCGGTCAACGACAGTCCGGTTGGCACCAATTTTTACGACAAGCTTGACTGGACAATGCGGGTGCGGGTCACCACGTTTGTTCGGGCCGCCACGCCAGACGACACGTCAGACACGTATTCCCAGCAAGTTCACTCATTGCTGATGGCGGATCAGACGCTGAACGGCTACGCCCTTGATCTGCTGCCCGACCGCACAGACTTTGCAATGTACGAAGCTGATATTCCTGTCGGTATGATTACGCAAGACTTCTTGGTGCGATACCGCACAAGTCGCACCAACCTAACTTCTGCCTAGCACCATGGCTAAGATTGAGAAGGAAATCCCTACCCCTGGAGTGGGCGGCAGTTATCTGTACGACCCCAAGACTGGGAAGCTTACACTGACTACAACCACTCCTGCTTTACAGAACAATGGCTCTGACTCGGAAGAAGTTTCTGCTCGCGAAGATTGAGGCTACCTACGGGACGGATTCAATCCCTGTTGGTGGTAGCAATGCCATTCAGGTCACCAATCTTGAGGTGACTCCTATCGAGTCAGACAACGTTCAGGCGGCGTCATACCAAGGCTTCATTGGTAACAGCACTCGCGGAACGTTGGTTGCTAACAAGCGGGTTTCGGTAACTTTTGAAGTTGAACTGGGTGGCTCTGGAACGGCTGGCACGGCTCCTGCCTTTGGTCCGTTGCTTCAAGCCGCTGGCATGAGCGAAGTGGTTGTAAGCAGCACATCTGTTACCTATGCAGGCGTAAGCGCCAGTTTCTCTAGCGCTTCCTTGTACTGCTTCTACGACGGCACTCGCCACAAGATCACTGGTGCCCGTGGCACGGTGACCTTCAACATGACGGCTGGGCAGTTCCCGACCGCCAGCTTCCAGTTCATCGGAATCTACAACGCTCCTGACGGCACGGCTGCTTCTGGTACTTTTACGGTTGCCAACCAAGCAGCTGCACTGGAAGTCAACGACACCAACGTCACAACCTGCACATTCCACGGCGTCACAAGCACTCGCCTAGAAAGCATTGACCTGGCTCTGAACAACACACTTCTTTACAAGGAAACCGGTTCCAGCCAGGAAGTGCTGATTACTGACCGCGCCGCTGGCGGTACCGCAGTGATCGAAGCGCCTGCTGTTGGTACTACCGATTTCTTTGCCAAGGCAGTTGCTTCTGCGACCGCAGCAAGCACCATCGTGCTGGGCGCTACCGGTGGCAACATTGTCACGCTTAACGCACCTCAGACCGACATTACTGGTTGCAGCTACGGCGACACCAACGGTGTTATCTCGCTGTCCATGCCCTACTTGGCACTTCCCACCACAGCAGGCAATAATGAGGTGAGCTTGGTTTTCACCTGATCCTGCATGGCATTCGTTCTTAAAAAGGTTGCATCTTACAAATGGCCAGTCACGGTGGAAACACCCATCGATGGCGGCAAGTTTGAAAAGACTACGTTTGATGCAACCTTTCGCAAGATGAGCCGCTCGGCTTTTAACAATTTGGTTGACGAAGGCGACGATGCCTTACTTGATCAAATTCTTGAAGGTTGGGATGGCGTTAAGGACGAAGATGGTAAAGACGTGCCTTTTACACAGAAAACCAAGGAAGAACTTTGCGATGATCCGTATGTGGTCAGGGCACTGATCAATGCGTACAGCGCAAGCGTGCTTGGAGCACCTGCAAAAAACTAGAAGCCGCGGCCCAGTATTGGGCACAGGGCGGCGTTGCAGATGAACGTGAGGTTGACCTCAAAGCACTAGGTGCATCTGAAGAGCAGATTGCTGCGGCACGCCTAGAAGCGGCTGAGCAGCATTGTGAAGTTTGGGAAGAAAACTGGGATACTGTTGCCATGTTCCTGCGCATGGGCACCCAGTGGAACGTCAGCATGGCTGGCCTTACTGGCTTAAACTATCCATCACTAGACTGGCTTTGTAGACTGTATGCAGTGGAGGAGCCGCTTGAGATGTTTGAAGGCATCCGGGTCATGGAATCAGCGGCCCTGCTGTGCCTCAATAGCAAGCGTGCAAAGTAATGGCAGCAACTGAACAAAAATTTAATATCAAGGTTGCAACGCAGGGCACGGAATCCCTGACAACCTTGAAAGCCAAGCTGGCCAATCTTGGCAAAGAAGTCAACGCGACCAAAACTGGCTTTCAAGGCGCAGCAGCAGAAATTAAAAAAGTCCAGTCCAACACTGATCAATCTGTAAATTCATTGCGCAATTTTGCGTCTTCTTGGCGTGAACTGGCCAACAGCGTCAGCGTTACAAGCAAAGAATTCCGTGACTACACACGAGAAGCCGAAAAAGCTGAGCGTGCTGCGGCAAAATTTTCTACTACGCAAGGCAAAGGTGGCCGACTTAGTGGCGCTGCAAAGATTGCGGGTACAGTAGCTGCTGGCGGTGTGTTCGGTGGCCCTGAAGGCGCCCTTGGCGCCCTTGGTGGCGGAATCATTGGCGGAGTGCCAGGGGCAGCTGTTGGCGCAGCTTTTGGCGCTCAGCTTGGTCAATTGCGCCAGCAAGCCGCAGCACTAAGCACATTTGTTGCAGAAATTAATAAATCTAGAATTGCTTTAGCTGGAGTCAGTAAAGACCAGCAAGATTATGGAAAATCAATTAAAGACGTAACTGCGCTTTCTAGGGATTACTTATTGCCAATTGGCCAAGCCACCAGTCAATACACAAAGCTTAAAGCTTCTGTTGTTGGCGCTGGTCTTGGAACAAAAGAAACAACAGCAGTCTTTCGTGGTATTGCTTCCGCAATAGTTGCAACTGGTGGATCAGCTGAAGATTTAAATTCAGCACTAAGAGCAACATCTCAAGTATTTAGCAAGGGCAAGGTTTCTGCTGAAGAATTGCGACAGCAGATTGGGGAACGCCTTCCTGGTGCTTTTACAATTTTTGCTCAATCTCTTGGCAAAACTCCTCAAGAATTAGACAAAGCGCTAGAAGATGGCAAGGTTACGCTGGCAGATTTCTATACGTTTACGCAAGAATTATTAAAACGATATGGGTCCACCGCTGAAATCCTTGCCAAGGCTCCAGAGAACGCTGGCGCTCGATTGAAAGTAGCCTTATCAGTAGCCGGTATTCAATATGCAGGTTTTTTCCAAGTGGTTGGAGCAGGGTTTCAAAATCAAGCAACACAACTTGTTGAATGGGCGTTAAATAATGAAGTAGCAATTAAACGCGTTGTAACTGTATTTGCAATTGGTTTCAATGAACTCAGCAAGGTTGTCACAACTTTTGCTAAATTCTTAGTTGGAATATTTAACGCAGCCTTTACTTCATTGCTTGGAAACCTAAACACAGTCATGCAGCGAGTTGAAAACTCAATTAACCGTATGAAAGCGGTGCAAAAATTAACTCCAGGAAGAATTGAAAAATTTCAACAAGAAGCGCAAGCCGCAACAAATAAAAAATTTGGTGGTTTTGGCGGATTGTTTACTTTTGCGCGAGCAGGAGAGGCAGAACCATATTACAATAAATATTTTGATAATTTGGTTGACACTGCTACCAAGTCTGCTGGAGCTGAAAAATATACCAATAAAATTCAAAATATTTTATTTCCTGATTTTAAGCCATCTTCGTTTGGGGCAGGTGTTGGTGCCTCGCTTCCGACTGGTGCAACTGGTGATGGCGAAACCAAAGGAAGTAAGGCAGCCGCAAATGCCGCTAAGCGTTTGGCTGAAAAAATAAAAAATCAATTGGATGCGGCAATAAAACTTGACAAGCTTGCGCAAGCCAACCTTGATATTCAAGTCTCAATGACTGATGAAGAAAAATTGCAAGGAGAACTTGATAAAATTAAACTTGAAAGGGAATTAAAATTTGCTGATTTACGCAAAAAATCTCTTTCTGTTAAAGAGCGTGAATATCTTGCCAGCGCGGAAATTTCGCAAAGATTAGTTGACGATAATAAAGCGCAAAAAGCAAAAGCAGACTTGCTGACCAAGCAAACCACAGAACTGTATCTGCAAATTGGTTTGGCCGATGTACTTGGCAAGAAATTCCAAGCTGCTCTTGGCGGGGCGTTTGGTGGCGATAGTACGGCTGGTCGGTTCAGAACTGATTTGAATCTCATGCCCGGCCTGACTGGCGGTGAGATGGGAGCGTACTACGATGATTTGCAAACAAAATTTAAAGATCTTATTAGCGCATCTAATCAAGTTAAAACAGCAGCTGAGTCAATTGGCACTGCTTTTGGCGAAACTTTTAAAGGATTGATTACCGGATCAATGGGAGCACGTGAAGCTTTTGCCGGATTCTTCCAAAGCATTGCTAATCATTTTGCGGACATGGCGTCTCAAATGATTTCGCAATACATTCGAATGCAGATTATTGGCTTGGCCCAAAAATTCTTGCCAGCTGTTGGTGGAATTTTTGGTGCTGGTGGAGCGCCAAATCTTTCTGGATCACTGGGTAAAATTCCGGCACTAGGTTCAAGCCAATTCATGCCTGGCGTTCCGTCGCTTGTTGGAGGCAGGGCGGCTGGAGGCCCTGTTGCTGGCAGTGGAGCTTACTTGGTTGGTGAACGCGGCCCCGAACTCTTTATGCCAGGGCGCAGCGGCACAATCGTCCCCAATGGCGGCGGCAGCACCAGCGTTGTGGTCAACGTAGACGCCAGTGGCAACTCCAACGTCCAAGGCGACCAGGCGCAAGGCAAGCAGCTGGGCCTTGCGGTTTCCTCTGCTGTTCAGGCAGAATTAATCAAACAACAACGCCCAGGTGGCCTCCTGGCCAGTACGCGACGCTAATGGCAACCTTTAACGATGCAACAGTTGGAGTGGCCACGGGCCAAACCACGCCAGATTTTGGCGCGCAACGCAGCAGTGAGCCAGTAACAAAAAAAGTACGCTTTGGCGATGGCTATGAACAGCGCTTGGTTGTAGGGTTAAATCAAAATCCCAAAACATGGTCTCTTACTTGGAGTGCAAAAACTAACGCGGTTGCCAATGCCATTGAAGCATTTTTTGACGCAAGGCAGGGGCAAGAATCTTTTAATTGGACTCCAATTACAGAGGCAACTTCTTCAAAGTTTGTTGTAGAATCCTGGAACCGCGAATATCAATACGCAGATATTTCTACAATTACAGCAACTTTTAGAGAGGTATTTGAACCATGAGCGAAGTATTTCAGGAACTACTTAAAAGTTCACCGTATGCGATTATTGAGTTGTACGAATTACATCTCGTGTTTGAGCTGCACGGCAGTAGTGAAATTGTGCGATTTCATGGTGGCGTAAACGAAACGCTGCCCAGCGGTGACGTGGTATGGAGAACAAATACATACCAAGCATTGCCTATTGAAGCTGATGGTTTTGAGTACAGCGGCAATGGTCAACTGCCTAGGCCAAAAGTACGAGTAGCAAACCTGTTTGGCAATATATCTGCCTTATTGCTTGGCATTAATGAAATTACCCCTGGCAACGATCTTACCGGCGCGAAATTTGTCCGCATTCGCACGCTAAGCCGTTTTCTAGATCCGCAAAACTTTACAGGCAACGTTAATCCATACGGCATCCCTGATCCTTCTGCTGAAATGCCGCAGGAGATTTATTACGTTGATCGCAAAGTAGCAGAAAATCGCGACCTGGTCGAGTTTGAATTGGCAGCAGTTTTTGACTTGGCAGGTGTACGAGTGCCTCGCCGCCAGTGTATTGCAAACATCTGTCAGTGGACCTATCGCGGCCCTGAATGCGGCTACACCGGCACTACGTATTTTGACGAGTTTGATGACACTGTGCTTAAAGAGCCAGCACCAAATATTGCGGCAACATTTTCAGCGCTTGGGTTTGGACAGAATTTATTTTCACCAAACCAAATGGTTTCCAGCAATGGCTGGTATAGGGCAGTCATGCAATCCGATGGAAATCTGGTGGTTTACAGTAAAAACGGAACAACTGTATGGGCCAGCAATAGTGTTAGAGGTGAAGGCTCTTACAGGCTACGAAATGGTGTAGATGGAGATCTGACAATTATTGACGTCAATGCAAATGTATACATATGGCGTACTTACACTGCCAACCAAGGTGTTGGGGTGACAAGTGTTGCATATGTTAGGGATGGGAGTGGTGCAATTGGCTGGGTTCCGGCTGACATCCTAGAAGGTCGTTCAGGGGCATTTGGCTATGAGCTGTTTGGATCGGCTAGTAGCGGCGGTTCTGCATCGGCCACGCGCACATTTTATTCACCAACCAGCATTTCTCCCGGTCGATACATATCCGTTCAATTTACGGCAATATCTCTAGCGTTACCCGCTGGTCACTTTAGTGGACAAAGTTACAAATGGGAGTTGCAAACAATCACAAGAACTGCATCTGGAGGTTTTTGGGATTTAAACGAAACATTTAATGCAACAGTAAGCGTTGGGGGAGGAAACCCGTTTAGGAATACTCAGTACGGCACTTTGACTTATGCAGGGCCTCAGGTTCAAATTACAGGAACCAGTGGCTACGCCAACAACAATTTGGTTATTCAGACCGATGGAAATTTTGTGTTGTACAACAGTAGTAGCCAATCGATTTGGGCGTCCGGGTACGTGTCAAACGATGAACCTTTGATCGTTTCACAATCTGCATCATTGATCACCGTTGACCCTGCCAAAGATGTTTGCGGCAAACGGTTATCAAGTTGCAAGGCACGGTTTGGAGCGAATTCTGAATTACCATTTGGTAGTTTCCCCAGCATTGGCACCTATTATGGTTAAGTGGAAGCAAAACGCACTTGAACATGCCTTGGCCGAAACGCCACGAGAAGCATGTGGATTGCTTGTCGTAATAAAAGGTCGCAACCGGTATTGGCCTTGTAACAACCTGGCCGAAGAGGATGAGTTTTTTGTGCTGTCACCTGACGATTTTGCTGCCGCCGAGGATGCTGGGGAGGTGATTGCAGTCATTCACAGCCACCCCAAAACACCTCCAACGCCAAGTCAGGCAGACCTTGTAGCGTGCGAAAAATCTGGCCTTCCGTGGTTCATTGTTAACCCTGGCACCGAAGTCTGGACTGAAACTAAACCATCAGGCTTCAAGGCGCCGCTACTAGGCCGTGAATGGGTATGGGGCGTGCAAGACTGCTGGAATCTGGCTCACCAGTGGTACGAAGAGTCCTGGATGCTTGCGCTGCAAGACTGGCCAAGACCAATTAATCCAAATGATTTCAATGCCGATCCAATGTTTGATCGTTGCTGGAGAGAAACTGGTTTTGTTGAAGTGGACGCAAAAGACATCCAGTTTGGCGATTTGCTTTTGATTTCGCTGCACAGCACTGGCTTGAACCATTGCGCGGTCTACGTTGGCAGCCAGTTGATCCTGCACCATGTTCAAGGGCGTCTTAGCTCACGGGACATCTACGGCGGTTATTATCAGAAGAACACAGGTCGCGTGCTTCGCCACTCCAGTAGGTGCCAGTAATGCGTGTTATCAAGGTTTACGGACCACTGGCCAAGTTTCTAGGGCGCCGTCAGTTCAAGGCAGTTGTCAACACACCAGCAGAAGCCATCAGATTTTTGGTGGCAAATTTTCCCAAACTGAAAGCGCACATGGCTGATCAATATTACAAAGTGTGTGCAGGGAAGAATGAACTTGATGTTGGTAGCCATTTGGAGCAATTGCACTATCCAATGGCCCAAACCGAATGCATTCGCATTATTCCGGTCATTGCAGGCGCTGGTGGCGCAGCGGCCAAGATTGGAATTGGAATTGCTCTTATTGCGGCCGCAATTTTATTCCCAGTTGGTGGGGCACTTGCCAGTAGTGCATTTACCCTTGGCGCGGCCGCAGCAACGGCAATTGGTTCAATTGGCGCGTCTTTAGTCCTTGGCGGCGTTGCCCAATTAATCTCACCAACGCCAAAAATATCTTCTGGTGAAGATTCAACAAATGATCCAAGGAAATCATATAGTTTTTCTGGCATTCAAAACGTAGCTAGGCAAGGAGTTCCGGTGCCAGTTGTTTACGGTGAGATGATCGTCGGGTCTGTGACAATTTCTGCTGGCATTAACACGGAGGATGATTGAGATGGCACGCAAAGATCGTAATTTGATTATTGGTTCTGGCGGCGGCGGCGGCGGAAAAGGTGGCCGTAGTGGTGGTGGCGGCAGTGCCAACGTTGCTGCCGACAATTTAGATTCCAAGCAAATAGCTAGAATTTTAGATCTGCTTGGCGAAGGCGAGATCGAAGGCTTTCCATCTGCAAGGGGATACGACTGGGGCACTGACAATTACAATACAGCAGCATTAAAAGATGTTTATTTTAATAACACACCAGTATTGCGCCAAGAAGCTGTAATAGGTAATATCCAGTCATCTGACTACAATTTTGACATTACCCAAGCAGCATTTGCACTTCGCAAAGGCACCCAAGACCAATCCTATACCGACATTATTGGGGATGCCAACCAGCAAGAGCGCTTGGTTAATGTTAAGGTCCTAGAAAACTCTCCAGTCACTCGTTCAATCACAGATACTGACGTAACGTCGGTTCGTGTAACTGTATCCGTGCCGGCACTGCAAGTATTTAAGAGTAATGGAAACGTTGAAGGTTCATCTGTCCAATACCAAATCCAAACGTCGTACGCCGGTGGTGCATATACAACCGTAATCACGGATACCATTACAGGTCGCACAGCGGATTTATACCAACGCAAGCAGCTTGTAACGCTTACTCAATCTGCACCAGTATCCATCAGGGTCAGGCGAGTTACTGCTGACGCACCGCCATCTGGTACTAATGGCGAAACCGTAAACAATGATCTGTTCTGGGCGTCATACACAGAAAAAATTAACGCAAAAACAACATATCCAAACAGTGCGCTATTTGGATTAAAGATCAATGCCGAGCAATTTAGCTCAATACCAACGCGGGCCTACAAAATCCGTGGCATTAAAGTTCGCATCCCAAGTAATGCAACGGTTGACCAAAACAATGGGCGACTGACTTATGCCGGTGTTTGGAATGGAACGTTTCAATCAGCCAAATGGACATCAGATCCAGCTTGGATTCTATGGGATTTGCTTACATCAAAACGCTATGGATGTGGCGATCATGTCTCGGAAGACCAACTAGACCGTTACAGTTTTTTTGCTTGCAGCCAGTACGCATCGGCGCTTGTGCCGGATGGTTTTGGCGGCCAAGAACCACGCTTTTCATGCAATGTAAATATACAAACGCAAGAAGAAGTATTCCAACTTATCAATAATCTTTCATCGGTAATGCGTGCCATGCCTTTCTGGGCAACAGGCAGCCTGACGCTTTCTCAAGACGCACCATCAGACTTTGCCTACGTTTTTAATCAATCAAATGTTACCGAAAGCGGCTTTAACTACAGTGGCAGCAGCTTAAAAACTCGGCACACTGTTGTAGTCGTGTCCTACATGGACATGGAAGCACGCGACAAAGCATATGAAGTTGTCGAAGACAAGGAAGGCATTGATAAATTTGGGGTAATAAAGGCAGAAATCGAAGCTTTTGGCTGCACAAGCCGTGGCCAAGCACGCCGACTTGGCGAATGGCTGATTTACGAAGAACAAAACGCCACCGAAACATGCAGTTTTACAACCGATATTGCAGCTGGAACAGTAGTTCGCCCTGGCGACATCATCAAAATTGGTGATCCATCACGTGCTGGTGTTGTCCGCAGTGGACGCTGTTCTGCCGGGTCCACAATCAATTCAATTGTTCTTGATCGGACAATTACTGACATTTCACCTACATTTACGTTAAATGTAATGCTACCAGATGGCACAATTGCAATTAAAAGTGAATCAACGATAAGCGGCAACATTGTTACCCCAGGCAGTGCCTTAAGCCTTGCGCCGGTTGCTGGTGCTCCCTATGGATTAGGCGACGCTGCGGTAAGCCTGTCACTGTGGCGAGTATTGGCAGTGCAGGAGCAAGACAGTCTTACATACTCAATAACAGCGCTGTCTTACAACCCCAGCAAATACGACTACATCGAACGTGATGTCCCATTGCAACAGCGGGATGTCAGCGACCTTAATTCACCACCGCCAACACCGCAAAACATACAAGCGCAAGAAATTCTATACGAAAGCAATGGGCAAGTGCAGGCCAAAATTATTGTCAGCTGGACACCAACAAACCGCACAAGCCGTTACGAACTTCGTCATCGCTTGAACAATGGCAATTACATTACGCTTAATACTCGCGCACCCGACAGCGAAATTGTAAACAGTGATGTTGGAACATATTCAATTGAAGTGGTTGCCATTGGTGCTAGTGGCAAGCGGTCTTCACCTGCAATTTTAAATTTCAATGCTATTGGCAAGACTGCCCCACCTACAACCATTCCTGATCTATTCATTGCGCCAATTGACGAAAAAACTGCCGAATTGTACTGGCCACAAACTTTAGATATTGACGTGCGCATTGGCGGTGAAATTCGCATCCGTCATTGCTCGCTGACTGATGAAACAGCCAGCTGGGGCCAGAGTAATGACATTGTTCCATCCGTACCTGGATCCGCTACGCGCAAAATTGTTCCATTGCTGGAAGGTACCTATTTCATCCGTGCAGTTGACTCCCTTGGCAATGAATCATCAGGGGTTGCCTCAGTAATTGTTGACCTACCAGCACCACAGGACAGTTTGCTGATTCAGACGTACCGCGAAGATGACAACTCACCACCGTTTAATGGCACGCCAACTGACATGGTGTACAGCACCGATGAAGTCGGTTTGATTCTTAGCGCCAATACGTTGATTGATTCCATGGCCACCGACGGCAACTGGGATGGCCTTGGGTTGATTGATTACATTGGCGGCTCCGTTGCTGAAGGAACTTACGTCTTTAGTGAAACGCTCGACCTTGGCGCCACGTATGACATGGATTTGCAAGCCATTCTCAAGAGTCGTACATTTGAACCGGACAACCTAATTGATGATCGCATTGCAGATATAGATCTATGGGATAGCTTTGATGGTGATGACCTTGGGTCTGCAAATGCTGGCATGTACGTGCGAACAACGGCCGACAACCCATCTGGGTCACCAACTTGGGGGATTTGGCAGCCATTCGTCAACAACACAACCCGTGGCCGTGGGTTTCAGTTCAAACTGGAGGCGACCACAACCAACCCAGCACAAAACCTTGTAGTCGAGCAGCTCGGTGTGACGACCACCTTCCAGCGCCGTACTGAGGCGCAACGCAACCTAACCAGTGGTGCTGGCACCTATACCATCACCTTCCCGACGGCTTTCTACGGATCACCCAGCATCGGCATTACGGCTCAGGATATGGGCACCGGCGAATACTTCACTGTGACTTCCGTTTCACGTACTGGCTTCTCGGTTACGTTTAGGAATAGTTCGGCTAGCATGGTGAGTAAGAACTTCGACTACCAGGCCGTTGGTCACGGCAGGCAAATCGTATGAGCCAAGCAACTGATTACGTCTTAGCCAACCAATCCGGCGCAAATTTCCGCTCTGAGTTGAATAGCGTGTTGGCTGCTGTGTCCAGCACCAACAGCGGATCGACGGCACCGACAACCATGTACGCCTACATGATGTGGGTGGACACGGGTGTTTCACCAGCACTGCTTAAGCTGCGCAACGGTGCCAACAACGCCTGGATCACGCTTGGTGATGTCACGCTTACCAACTTTGGTTTTGCCACACTGGCATCACCCACGCTTACGGGAACGCCTCTTTCCACCACGGCTGCGGTTGATACCAACACCACGCAAATAGCAACAACGGCATACGTGGTGGCACAGGCTGGTTCTGCTACGCCACTTCTCAACGGCACAGCTGCGGTTGGCACAAGTACGCGTTTTGCTCGGCAAGATCACGTTCACGGCACAGATACAACTAGAGCTCCACTGGCATCGCCAACATTTACAGGCGCGGTCACAATTCCTGCTGGAACAGCCGCCGCACCCAGCATCACCGTTACCGGCGACACCAACACCGGCATCTACTCACCAAATGCAGACGAAGTAGCCATCAGCACGGGTGGCGCGGGGCGGTTGGTTGTAGATTCTTCAGGCCGATTGCTGGCCGGCACATTTACAGCGCGTAATAATTTCTTTGGCACCACTCTTAGTTCTGTAGCTCAAATAGAAGGTACAGGCAGCGCCGCTGGTCGAGGAGCGTTAAGCGTAATCAACAATGATGTAAGCAATAATCCTCCCTATCTGCTTTTGGGCAGATCTGGTGCAGCATCGCTTGGTTCAAATGCTGTAGTTGTTAGCGGTAGCCGTCTTGGAACTTTAACTTTTCACGGCGCAGATGGTACTAGTTTCATCGAAGCTGCAACTGTTGCCGGTGAGGTAGACGGCACACCAGGCAGCACCGACATGCCAGGTCGCTTGGTCTTCAGTACCACAGCAGACGGCGCGGCTAGTCCTACTGAGCGGATGAGAATTTCTTCAGCAGGCAGGATCACTGTTGCGGGTAGCGCACTTAATACACCCGTAGCACTGACCGATGCTGCAACGGTAGCTGTTGACCTGAGCCTATCTAATAACTACTCGCTCACATTGGGTGGCAGCAGAACCTTGGGGGCACCAACCAACCAGACGGCTGGTCAGTCAGGCGTGATTGTCATTACTCAGGATGGCACTGGATCTAGGACTTTGGCGTACAATGCAGTCTGGAAATTCCCAGGTGGCACCGCTCCAACTTTGACCACCACAGCCTCAGCCGTGGATGTAATTGCTTTTTATGTTGAAAGTGCTACACGCATTACTGCCCGCCTCGTTAGCGACGTCAAATGAGCGTGATTAACAACAATCTTTTACTGACTGCACCGGCAGCCGGTGGTGGTGCTTACGAGGTGAGTAGGTCTCTGCGCTTCTCTGCTCCCGATTCGGCCTATTTATCGAAAAATTTTGCCTCTGCCGGTAACAGAAAAACCTGGACGTGGTCTGGCTGGGTAAAGCGCAGTGCTCTAGGAACTGATCAAAATATCTTTGGGACTAACAGCACCACAGGTCTTTATTTTCAATTTCAGGGCGACAATACCTTTAAGGTTCTTGACTACACAGGCTCTACGTCTAATTACCGTCTAGAAACAACTCAGGTTTTCAGGGATGTTGGTGCTTGGATGCACATCCTTTTTGCACTTGATACCACTCTCGCTACTGCCAACGACCGTGTCAAGCTTTATGTAAACGGAACTCAAATTACGGCGTTTTCCACCAGAGTCAATCCATCTCAAAATTACGATGGCGTTGTAAACAGTGCCACCACACACACGCTTGGACGATTAGACGCTCAGTGGTATCTAGATGCTTATCTAGCTGAGTGCATCTTCCTTGATGGCATCGCCACCGACCCATCATCATTTACAACTACTGACCTGACCACGGGCCAACTGATTCCTAAGGCATACACCGGCAGTTACGGCAGCAATGGCTGGAAACTTTCTTTCTCGGATAACTCCACCACCGCAGCATTAGGGACGGACACTTCGGGGAATGGGAATACGTATACGGTGAACAACTTTGCGGTCGGAACTCCCCTTTACAGAAATCAGATAACTGGCACAGTACAGGAAAGTGATGGTGGGAACACAGGTGCAAGTTACAACAGGCTGCTGTTTGACGGCAATAGCGGATCACCTTATGTTCGCGCTAACCCTAATGGCACTGTCACTTGGACCCCTGGAGCAGCGTATACTTCTGTTTCTGATATTGCCTTCTATACATACTATCCAAGCGGAAATACTGCTGCCGGCACTCTCTTTTATGTAAACGGCTCCCTGGTAACGCCCACAGCAAAAACTCAAGGCGGGTGGACAACTCTGCCGATTCCTAGCGGTGGGACAGTCAACTCTGTTGGATTTGGAACTTCGGGTGGCGATTATGTTTACGTTGCGCAGATCCGTATTAACAACGTAGTTATTACAGAAGTTACTGCACAAAACGACAGCCTCCTGGACACCCCCACTAGTTATGGCACGGATACAGGCGTGGGCGGGGAAGTACGAGGCAATTATGCAACTCTAAATCCGCTCAAAGCCAGCACTAACGCTCCAGCAATTACAAATGGAAATCTTGATTTTGCCTTTGGATCGGGTACAGCAACTTGGAAAAATATTGCCGCAACATTTGGACTAACTAGCGGTAAATGGTATTGGGAAGTTACCGCTAGTGCAGTTGGCGGGAGTGGGCAACTTGTAGGAATTGCATCTGCTGCATATAATTTCAATAAAGATACAGTTAGCGGCGGCGAATATGTTGGCGTAGATGCTAACTCATGGGGGTATTACTCCAATGATGGCAAAGTTTACACATCAGGATCCGGCAGTGCTTACGGAAACAGCTATGCTGCCGGCGATGTTATTGGCGTGGCCCTTGATGTAGACAATGGCAAAGTTTGGTTTAGCAAAAACGGAACATACCAGAATAGTGGTAGTCCCACTGGGGGAACCAATGCTGCCGCAACAGGCTTGCCATCAACTGGAATTTTTCCGGCGTTTAGTGTTCACGGCACAGGTGGCAGCACTCAGGCAGCCAACTTCGGCCAACGCGCCTTTGTTTACACAGCACCATCAGGCTTCAAGGCACTGGTCGATACAAACCTGCCCGCACCAGTAGTCGCCAAGCCTTCGAGTTTGTTTGATGTAGTTACCTATGTTGGAAATGGTGCATCAACCAAAACAGTTAGCGGACTTGCTTTTTCTCCTGATTTGGTTTGGACTAAAGCCAGAAGCCAAGCCTATGGCCAGAACTGGTACGACGTTATTAGGGGTGGCGGGAAAGTCTTGCGTAGTGACCTAACCGATTCAGAGCTGACCAATTCGTCTGAAGGTTACGTTTCTTCGTTTACTTCCGATGGTTATGTCGGCACAGCCGGTTCCAACAGCGCCAAAAACGTAAACGAAAATGGAACATCATATGTGGCCTGGGCCTGGGACGCCGGGACATCAACGGTCACCAACACAGCAGGCAGCATCACTAGTCAGGTGAGAGCAAATGCTAGTGCTGGGTTCTCGGTAATTACTTATACGGGAAATGCCACCAATGGTGCATCAGTGGGACATGGTTTAGGAGTTCAGCCAAGCCTTGTAATTATTAAAAAACGGAACGCTTCTGAAGTTTGGGTTGTGCATCACGGTTCGTTTTCCAATACAGCACGCGACTTTCTTATTCTCAACGCCACGGATGCTGTCAGCCAAACGGGATCAGATTGGTTTGCAAAGTCATCTACAACTATTACATTCACAAACTGGTATGGCGGTACTAATGCTTCTGGCGATACATACGTAATGTACGCCTTCGCCCCAGTATCCGGGTACTCTTCTTTTGGCAGCTATGTAGGAAATGGAAGCTCAAGTGATGGTCCCTTTGTGTATACCGGGTTTAGGCCGAGGTGGATTCTAATTAAGTCCACGACAGGCGCCAGAGATTGGCTGATGTGGGATACAGCGAGAGATCCTTACAACGTTTCAACAGCAGGCAAACTTTCGCCAAACCTCTCAGATGCTGAGTATTACGGCGCTGGTGCTTACGCTATTCCTGACGTTTGTTCTAATGGATTCAAGATTCGAGTCGCCACTACCAACATCAACGCTAATGGAGAAACACATGTATACGCAGCATTTGCTGAAAACCCCTTCCAATACGCCCGCGCCAGGTGAGTAGTGAACACGTCTAGCCAGTTGCTCTACAGTACCCACAACGCTTTTTAACCATGTTCATCCTTGACGGCAAGCCACTAGCTCCAGACGTGGCCTTCACCCACAAAGGCATCCAGTACCCAGCCAACTGGTTGCGCCTGTCCACACTGGAAGAAAAAGAAGCCATCGGCATCACTGAGGTGCCTGATCCGCCGACCTGGGATCAGCGTTTCTACTGGGGTTATGACGAGCACGGTGACCTGATCCCCAAAGATCACGATCAGTTGGTTGAGCAGTGGACCCAGCAGACCCGCACAACGGCTGGTACGTTGCTGGTGCCTACTGACTGGCAGGTGATCCGCCAGTCGGACAATGGCGTGGAGATGTCCGCCAGCGTCAAAGAATTGCGTGAAGAGATCCGCCTAGCCGCAGGTGCTAAGAATGCAGAAATCGCCGCAACAGCTGACACCGCTGAGCTGGCCGCCTACATTACTGGCACCGATTACCCAGCTTGGCCACCTTATGCAGACCCTGTTCCTGTTGACGCTACTGGCGATTCTGTATCTGATGGGTTGGTGTCTGATAGCGATCAATCCGCCGGAGCCGATTGATGGCAGTTCGCAGCAAGACTGGCTCAGCCGCGATTGACCACCAAGCTGGCAGGCCAAAGCTGACTAACCAAGGCCAAGGCAAACGGTCAAGGCCAAACCATGGCCGGAAGAAGCGTCGCGGCCAAGGCAAAGGCTGAATCTTGCTAAAATAAGGGCACCTAATAGCGTGCCGTGTCAACCCCTGAACCACAACCAGGGTTCTGGCGCGGCGTCCGTCAGGAAGCTTTGGCTGGCATCGTTGTGCTTTCAGTCGGCAGCGCTGGTGCTGGCATTTTCTACCTCTGCTACACCGTCCCAACTAAGCTGGATGACGTGCTCAGCAACCAGCAGCTGATCCAAAAAAAGCTTGGTGACGTTGAAGACAAGGTTATGGATCATGATGTCCGCTTGATCAAGCTGGAATTGCGGCGCTAAGCTGGGCAAAACCACCTTTTCCAGTCATGGAAGCTATCCTTGCTAATCCGATCTTTTGGATCGCTGTTGCAGCCGCATCTGAGATCATTGGCCTTAATCCCAAGTGGAAAGCTAACAGCATTGTTCAGTTGATCTTTCAAGTCCTGCGGACGCTGAAGCCAAAAAAGGGTTGATCTGGCAGTTTGATACGCGATCTGATTTTGAGCGGGCACAGCGGTACATCGAACGTAAGAAGTTTGAAGCTACCCTGCCCGCCAAAATTGACGTTGCTGTAGCCGAGGCTGCGGCTGTCATTGATCGTGAGATCGAACGCCAGAAACCAAAACCGATCTACACCGAGCAGCCGGTCAACGACGAGCTGCAAACAGGCGATAGCCGCGACCTTGGCGGTGAGATGCGCATCCAATCACCCTGGACGATAAATGACTGGCATTAAG